TCAATGCCAGAGGAATGAAATCTGAAATAGCTACCTTACAAGCATTAGGACGAGCCTTAAGAAGACACGATAGCAAAGAAGTAGTATATATCTATGATTTCCTAGATAAAGAAAAATATTTACTAGAACACTCTAGAGCAAGAAAACGACATTATCAAAATGAGGGACATGAAGTTATAATTTTATGAAAAATCTAAATCAAATGAAAAAAGATAAATATGTATTTACATCTAATGAGAGATCAAAAATTGATTCTTTACTAGAAGATCTTAAGTTTATAAAAACAAGAGAAATTTCAGAAGAAGGCCATAAAAGAATATTAAATATTTATAGAGAAATTTCTATTCTTAAAGAGCAATATACTCAAAGATTTATAAATTTGTTAAAACAAGGACATATGATAGATTAGCTTTTCTTCTCGCAGCAGTCTTCGCTTAAAACGACCTTTTCTGCTTTGCCCTTCTTAGCCTTCCTCATTCCCTCCATACGGTCTCCCCAGTCTCCACGATCCATACCGCGCATTCTCTCCATAATCGCACCACGGGGGCTCCCAGAGCGTCCACGGTCCTTTCTCATGTCATTGACCTGCACAAGGAATAAAAATCCCACCATGGCAAGTAAAATGTTCTCTTTCGTTAAGTATTTCATATTAGTTATCCAAGTTGGGAATTGTTATATCGGGGTTTCCCATTTTTAGTTTAAGACCCCAGTTTTCCATATCTCTCTTGGTCCATTGGTCTTCCAACTTTCCTTCCAGCATATCTAGCTTATAATTAATATTAGTAAGCTGAGTACTTATCCAGACCACCCCTCCACAGAGAGCGAGTACCATACCTAATGGCATTAGTGTGTCCTTTGTTATAAATGTTTTTTTATCTTGTGTCATTAGGTTTTTCCTTTAATTTATCCTCTTACAGGTGAATGTAGAGCCCTTCTCCATTCTAACAGTATTGTCCCCATCTAATTTACAGGTATAGTTATCTGCTGCACAATATCCCATCCATTTGATCATTATATCATGAGGATCTATATTGGTTCTGATTCTCTGTAACTTATCTATTTTTTCGACTTCAATACCTCCTAGACCATCAGTTTGTACTATAGAAGTTGTAACATCAGTTGGGCTGGCCCCAACTACAATACTTCCTTGCATCTCAAACTCATACCAACCAGCATTAGCTAAAGTAAAGTAACTTTCGGCAGAATCCCAAGTAATATGATTAGCATCAATTTCAGTAGTTGATTGAGAAGATCCTGAAGCAAAATAATAAGGGGAAGCAGTATTCTGCCCATCATCAGCGGTTACTTCAACAAAAGACCAAGGTGGTGGAACTGGACAAGAGCTTATTGTAATAGAAGAAGAATCTAGTTGGACGCTGGCATTGACATGAGAACTAAGCGAAGTCCCTACAGATAAGTCTCTAACTAAAATATCATTATTAGATAAAAGTAAATCTCCCGCAGCTAAATTCCCAATAGGAACATCACCGATTGGAACATCTACGCCAGTTCCACAAACAACATAACCTAGACCCGCAGGAGCAGCATCTATATTAGAAAGAACCTCTGCATTGTTTAGTCCTGATTGAGAAGTTATTAAATTATCAGCGTCTAGATTTATAGTTAAAAAATAAGGGGTCGTTGTCATGTAAGTACTCTTTAACCATTATAGTCTACTATTCATCGGAATCATCAAGAGGTCCTGATTTAGGTGAAATATCAGATAAAAGGTCCTCTAAATCTTTCATTGCTTCTTTAAAGTCTTCCTTACTTATTTCTTCTTCAGGCTCTGCTGGTGCCTCTTCTTCTTCTTCTGGAAGAGGATCCTCTTCCATAGGATCAGGCTCTTGTGGAGTTTCCTCCCCTTCTTCAGCTTCTTGCTCCCCCTCTTCTTCCTCTATAGAATCCTCAGAATCTTCGTATTCTATATGAGTTAAAGTTTCTAAGCTATCTTCTACATCAGCAGAGTAAGAATCATCAGACCATTGGTTGATTAACTCTTCATCTTCAAATAAAGAAGAAATATTAGCTGATTCAAAGATAAGTTTTAAACAATCATTAACATCAAGACTTTGAACTCCTGATTTCCCTTTAAGGATCTCAACAAATTCTCTAATAACTTTCTTTTGTATAGATTTTTTAGGAGAAACCCTTGCAAGGGTTTCTAAAACGACTACCTGAGTATTAATAAGACTCTTAAAAGAAGGAACTTCTTTAAGATTTTGAACATTAATACCGTATTTTTCATTTAAAATTGAAAGAAGTTCTTCTTTTACAGGCTTTTTCATCTCAAAAAGAGTAGAAACATATTTTTTAATATGTACCTCAGGGATTTCAACACTCTCCGAAATCATTAAAGAGCTTTCAATAGCCTCTCCTAAGCTTTTTTTACTTACAAAAGCTAAGTAAGGAACTTCTTCTATGGCTTCTCCTAAACTTTCCTGAATTTTATTATGATTTTCTTCATAGAGAAGACCAGCTAAAGCCTTTACTTTCTTGCTTGTAGCCCAAGAAGCATTAAAATCACTTTTAGACTCTAATAATTCCTTTTTAACAAGCTCTTGTCTACAAATCATTTCGTATATTGATTTATTATTTGTATCTGATACTCTGAAGGTGCCTGACTCCTCTAAAGTAATATAATTAAGTCTTTTGATATTAAAAGCTTTAGCTACCGTATTAGATAATTTAATACCATTTACTATTTCAGGAATCTCTAAAATAGAATCTGAATTCTCTTGTAAGAATTCTGCGATATCAGGAGCTAATTGAACGAAATTATGAAATTCAGGTGTAGAAAGAATATCATTTGAATCATTAAACTTAATACTTTTCTCTTGAAGTTTTCTTCTAGTAGTATCAAATTTAAATCTACTTTCCCAACTTTCTAAAATATCAGAAAAAGAACTCTGTGCATTAGGGAAGTTGTCTGTATACAGGGACTCTACAAATAAAGAAATTTTATTATCAATTAAATTATCAAATTTATTTTCATCTGAATATAGATCAAAGTCCTCTACAACAATAAAATCAAATTTTATGCCATCCTTAAAAGAATAGTCGCCAGAGACGATCTTTTTACTTTCAGTTAAGTAGGATACTCTTGCATTCTTATCATCAATAGAAAATAAAACAGTATTTTCTCGTAACGATCTTCCCAAATAATCTCCTAATCTTAAGAGGTTACTTAGCTTTCTATCTCTATTTTCGAATATATGATCATACATCAGTCGATTCCTTTAAATTAGTATAAATTCTTTTTAGAATTCTAACCTTACTACTATCTAGGTTTTCTGTGAGCATTATTTTTCTAAGTCTACTTATTTTTTTATCTTTAGACTCTGGGAGGGGAGGAGGCTCCCCTCCTCCTGCACCATTTTGTAGATTATCTTGTTGGGCTGCTAATTGCTCTTCTCCCACAGCCGCGCTTTCATCTTCAATAGCTTGAAGTGTAGTTTCTATTTCTGCATCTGACATATGGTAATATTCTTTATATATCTGTGATTTAGGAAATAAGTTTAAACCAACGACTTGCTGAACTACACCCGCTTTTTGAGCATCAATATCTAATTTTCTCTTAGTAAACATATCAGAAGGATCTGGTAATTCAATACGAAGATCCTTAAGCATGGTTTCAGGGAATCCTAATAATCTAAGGTGTTTTTTAGCTAAATTCTCTAATCCAATTTCTATACTGTGCTGAACTCTAATAATAGTTCTAGCAAATTTTACATCTAATTGAGAGAGATTAGCTTTTCTCTCAGGAGACTGATCTTTTTCTACGATATAATCTTTGGGGACTTTAAGAACGGCAAGCAATTTATCTCTAAAGTACTTAACATCGTCAACTTCTCCCAGATTTTCTGCTCCTCTAAGAGTTTCAATTTTTGTCCCCCCTCCTTGTCTTGTAGGAACAAAGAAATCCTCATCCATAGAAAGCGGGTTGTATCGTTCATCGACTGATCCTTGTTGTTGGTTGTAGTATTTTTCTTTTTTGAATTTTTGCTTTAATTTTTCTATAAAAATCTCAGCCTTATTTGTAGGTAAGTTACCTACATCTACATAAAAAATACGCCTTTCGGGTGCCCGTGCTAATCTATAGATAATCATAGCATCTTCCATCATCTTGAGAGAACGGAAGATTCTAACTGCCAAGGCTGCAATAGACTTACCATAGGGATAAAAATAAGGGTCTGAAGTAAATAATCTAAAATGAATAATTTGGTTCTTATCTAAAGTAACATACTTAGCACTCTGCATGGCTTCACCCTGTAAGCCATAAGCACTCCAATCTCCCTTGTCTGGGATTTCCTGCAAAAAGTCCGTTAAATAGCCATACTCATTCTCTACTCTCAATATAAAATGAGGATTTAGAATTTTTAATCTCTGAATTCCTCTATCAGGATGATTAACATCTGTTATAGCCTCACAAAAAGCATCTCCATACTTAACAGTATTCCTCACAATATCCCAATAATATCTATTTAATTTTATATCTCTAAATAAGTTTTGTATAGTCTTTTGTACTTCCGTATGATCAGATAAGACAGTCCAGCGTTCCCCCTTAGTATTTCTTTGAGTAGCATCATCAGAATAAATATCAAAAGCAGCCGCAACCTCTGGATATTCATCCATAGATTCATATTCTTTATATCTTTTTTGTCTATTACGCTCTAATTCAGGTAAGGTTACTGGTCTAGTAGAATTTAAAGCTGCCATACCCGCAGGACCAGTAGGCTTAATAGTGTCTGCCTGTGTTACGGTATCTCCTGCAAGAGGAGCAGGTTCTACTAGCTGATCAACCCCGTTGTCATCTTGTCTAGCAATATAAGGAGCCGCTTTAGTGGCAAAGAATCTAGCTAAAAACTTCCCTAAGCGTCCTGTGGGATAAAAGTATGCTCCAAAAGCATTAGGAGTTCCCCCCCAATCTGTCTGACCAAATTCATCAATTCTTTCTGGATTTTTTAGTTTTTCATCAGCCATTTGATATCTTCCTCAGTTACTCCACCATAAGTTTTTACATGTGCCTTTTGCCTAGACATAGCTGCTGCTAATGGTTTATCTCTCTCTTTATTTAGTCCAGTTGAAACCTCTATCGGATCAGATTCAGATAAAGTAAAGAGAATATGAATAGTTAAAGCTAAACTCATAACTAAATCATCGTTTTTTCCTGTATCTGCCTCCGCTTTTCCGCTATTATTTATAATAAAAGTTAATAATTCATCCACCGTTCTTTTAGAGTTGATTTTAACAGCATTAATTCTAATAAATTCTTCCATTCTCGCTAATAAAGTTTCTCTATTTTTATTACTGACCTGTACTCCAAAATCTCCGTTGCTCTCCATCCAAAGATTTTCATATTCTAAAACATTAAAAAGCCAATCAATTAAGTTATTCCCTATAGTATTTCGTTCAACAATTACATTAGCCAAATTATAATAATTTCCTTCTGTAGCTATAATTTCAGCAAAATCATTGATAGGTGTTTTATTAGAATAAAACTCAGCTACCTGTTCACCTGTGTACCTGTTTATAATATGAAATGCTGAATGATCTCTATCTCTACCTAAAGCTACATCTACTCCTATTACATAATCATAGTAGGGCTCTGGTTCTTTCCATACTCTCATTCTATTATTATACTTAATATCGTAATCATCGGACTGATTTTCAACAAGCATCTTAAGATTTTCACCATCTACATAGGTTGATCCTGTTCCTAAAAACTCACATTCATATTCTTGCAACCATTGACGCATGGGCATATTCTTTTTAGTAGTTTCTTCCCACTTATCAACAAATACTCCTTTTTTCTCCATCTGAGCGTATAACTTATCAAACCCTTCTTGTCTTTTATACTCTGGGTGACTTTCCCAGTTAATATCAATTGCATGAAAAGAGTTCTCGTTGTTCATAGCCTGAATATATTGGTTATGATACCAATTACCTACTCCATTAACTGTGGATAGAACAAACACCCTACCTCCCGTAGAAATAATGGGATAAACAGCAGCCCAAATAGTATCAACAAACTCAATAAAAGCAGCCTCATCAATAATCAGCATAGATCCCGCCAGAGATCTACCTGATTGTTTACCAGAGGGTCTTGATTTTATGACGGAAGTACTCTTAAGTTTAAAGGTATGCTTATTACTTTCCTCTACTCCTGGCTTTAGGAACTCAGGAAGTTCTCCATACATAATCTTAATTCGTTCCAGTACCTCGGTAGCCTCTACATCCCCCTTAGAAAGGATTACAATAGTT